GGAAGTCCTGCTTACTGGAGATCTTACCTGTATACCAACTCCGACAACCTCTTCGGTGGTTCGGCACCTGCTGGTATTGTAACTTCTCACTTCAGCACTGGATTCACTCAAGGTTCTGATACTGGTTGGGATCAAAATGCCCAAGGTATTAAGTTTGCCGGTATTGGTAACACAACCCTGACTCTGGGTGGTGGTAAAAACTATGATGATGGCACTGACACTTCAGCAACTAATGCATTCGTACCTGAACTGAATAAGTTGGTATCCGGTTATTCTCTCTTTGAGAATGCTGATAACTTTGAGGTTGATTTCCTCCTCATGGGTTCCGGTAACCATACTGAAGCGAAGGCACAAGCACTCGCTAGTAAGTTGATTGCTGTTGCCGAGGCAAGACAGGATGCTATCGCATTCATCTCTCCTTACAGACAAGCATTCCTTAACGATAGTGCTGTCGGAACTGTAACCGTCAATAGTGACTCTACAATCACCGACAACCTCGTTGCTTTCTACGGTCCAATCACTTCTTCCTCCTACGGAGTATTTGATAGTGGTTACAAGTACATGTATGACCGTTTCAATGATACTTTCCGCTATGTCCCTCTGAATGGAGACATTGCCGGTCTGTGTGCCAGAAACGACCTGACTCAGTTCCCATGGTTCTCTCCTGCTGGTACTGCCAGAGGAGCTATCCTGAACGCAGTCAAACTGCCATACAATCCAAGCAAAGTACAAAGAGACACTCTGTATTCCAACAGAATCAACCCTGTCATCTTCTCCCCCGGTGAAGGAATTGTCCTCTTCGGAGACAAGACCGGCATGGCAAAATCGTCTGCCTTTGATAGAATCAACGTTCGTCGTTTGTTCATCTATCTTGAAGATGCCATCGCTGCTGCCGCAAGAGATCAACTCTTTGAATTCAACGATGAAATTACGAGAACTAATTTCGTAAATATTGTTGAACCATTCCTCCGCGACGTTCAGTCTAAGAGAGGCATCTTTGATTATGTCGTTGTTTGTGATGAAACAAACAACACCGCTGCCGTCATTGACAACAATGAGTTTGTCGCTGACATCTTCATCAAACCTAACAGATCTATTAACTTCATCGGTCTCACCTTTGTCGCTACTAGAACTGGCGTTTCGTTCAGCGAAGTCGTCGGTAACGTCTGATAAAGTCTCATATTATTAATCACTTAGAGGTTAACTCAAATGGCAACTAGAAACCAACTCAACCCACCCCCACTAAGAAAGATTACTGACTTCAAGAGCAAGTTATCTGGTGGCGGTGCACGTTCAAATCTGTTTGAATGTGAACTTTCTTTCCCTGATGCCGTCTCGGTTGAAGGACTGAACGATATCCTCAATAAGGCAAGATTCTTGACAAAGGCAGCAAACCTGCCTGCCTCAAATGTTGCCCCTATTGAGGTTCCATTCAGAGGAAGAATGCTCAAGATTGCAGGCGATCGTACTTTTGACACCTGGACAATCACCGTTATCAACGACACTGATTTCTCCATCCGTTCTGCTTTTGAGAAGTGGATGAACACAATCAACCGTGTCTCTGATAACACTGGTGTAACTAACCCAGCAGATTATCACGCTGATGCCTATGTCTATCAACTTGATAGAAACGGCGATACCCTGAGAAAGTATCACTTCTATGATGTGTTCCCAACTCAGGTAACTGCTATTGAACTTGGATATGACCAAGGTCAAAACATCCAAGAATTCCAGGTTGAACTTCAAGTCACCTGGTGGGAAGCAGTTAGAGGCAGTGGTGCTAATTCTGGTGGGGAAAACATCAACTAAATAGTCAATAATAAGTCAACAGTTTTATAAGATGGCTCGCCTTTTTGGTTTTTCACTTGATGATGTAATTAAAAAGTCACCTACGGTTATCTCCCCCGTTCCTCAAAATAATGAGGACGGGGTTGATAATTATATTAGTAGTGGATTTTATGGTTCTTACCTTGATATTGAAGGTGTCTATAGGACTGAACATGACCTGATCAAAAGGTATCGTGAAATGGCACTTCATCCTGAAGCGGATGGTGCTATTGAAGATGTTGTAAATGAAGCAATCGTTAGTGATCTATACGATTCTCCAGTAGAAATTGAACTCTCCAACTTAAACTGCACAGAGAGATTAAAGCAGATTATCAGAGCAGAGTTTAAATATATCAAAGAGTTGTTAGACTTTGATAAGAAGTCTCACGAAATTTTTAGGAATTGGTATGTTGACGGTAGAGTTTACTATTTGAAAGTAATTGATCTTAAGAATCCTGGAGCAGGTATTCAAGATCTTAGATATATTGATCCGATGAAGATCAAGTATGTCCGCCAAGAAAAGAAAGTAGATAAGAGAGGTCTTGCGGCACAAAATACATCAGTAACACAACGAGGAAAAGAAGCACCAGTTGTTGAACCTGAGATTGAAGAGTATTTCCTGTATACTCCAAAGAAAAATTATCCAAGTGGAACTTTTTCTGGTGCAGGTGGTAAGAAAGATTCTGTAAAGATTGCTAAAGATGCAGTTTCATATTGTAGTTCTGGTCTTGTAGATAGAAACAAAGGAACTGTTCTTTCTTATCTTCACAAAGCAATTAAAGCACTCAATCAACTCAGAATGATTGAGGATTCTCTAGTTATCTATAGATTATCTAGAGCACCAGAACGTCGTATTTTCTATATTGACGTTGGCAATCTTCCTAAGGTAAAAGCTGAGCAATACCTCAAAGAGGTTATGTCTCGCTACAGAAATAAACTTGTCTATGATGCTGGCACCGGAGAAATTCGTGATGACCGCAAGTTTATGTCTATGATGGAGGACTTCTGGTTGCCACGTAGAGAAGGTGGTCGCGGAACTGAGATCACCACCCTGCCTGGTGGTCAGAATCTGGGAGAACTCTCTGATATTGAATACTTCCAGAAGAAACTCTATAGAGCACTTGGTGTTCCAGAATCCAGAATTGCTGCTGATGGTGGTTTCAACCTTGGTCGTTCTTCTGAAATTCTGCGTGATGAACTGAAATTTGCTAAATTCGTTGGTCGTTTGAGAAAGCGTTTCTCTGCGATGTTCAACGATATGCTCAAGACTCAACTGATTCTGAAGAATGTAATTACACTTCAAGATTGGGAAGAGATGGGTGATCATATTCAATATGATTTCCTTTATGACAATCAGTTTTCAGAACTCAAAGAATCTGAGATGATTCAGAGTAGACTGACAAATCTTGCAACTATTGAACCTTATATTGGTAAGTTTTATTCTACGGAATATGTAAGAAAGAAAATTCTTCGTCAAACAGATCAAGAAATTATTGAGATTGATGCTCAGATTGAAGATGAGATTTCAAAAGGTATCATAGCAAACCCAGCAGCAGTTGATCCTGTTACTGGAGCACCACTTCCGGATCCTATGAATGCTGGTGCTACTCCAACTGAACCGGACTTAGAAGCACAAGGTAGTGCTACTGAAGCAGACGGAAAAGCAGCAGAGCTATAAATAGAACATATACATCATTTTTTCATGGAAAATAGTATTGTAGATTTGATTGCACAGGATTCTTCTGCGGCGGATGTTTCCG